CTAGAATGACGGAGAAGATTCGAATCCCACCAAAGAATCTGATACGCCTTCTGTGTCAAACGTGCGAGCAACGTCTCGCATTCGAGTTCACATTTGTACTGTCATGGTGCTATGTTTACTCGGAAACGTTTTGGTGGAAGCGCTTGAGAAACCTGAGTTCGGTTCTCAATCTAAGCGGAAAGGACTTACTGAAACAAATCAAACTTTAATGTTTAAATTCAATGACCAGGGATGGACTCACGGAGTGAGTACGGAGGAAGACGCATCCATGCATGCTGCCAGCCATAGCGGCATGCAACTCGGAGACTTTTTGTCAAGACCAGTGAAAATCGGCCAAGCCATATGGAGTGCTGGTGACGAATTAGAACCGAAAGAATTAAATCCATGGGACGAATTTTTGAATAACCCCACGGTTGCAAGAAAGATTGCCAATTACAAGTTGTTAAGAGGTAATTTGCATGTCAAAGCAGTGATCAATGGATCACCTTTCTTGTACGGAAAATTGATGTGTGTGTATCATCCATTATATGGCAGAGATGATTTTACGCCTGGAAACACGGCTAATCGTATTTGTCGACTGTCACAAAGACAACACATATATCTAAATCCCACAACATCGTCTGGTGGAGAGTTAATACTACCCTTCTTTTGGCAGTATAACGCCATTAACATTCCTACTCATGAATGGGATCAACTTGGAAATATAACTATGTCTCCAATTTCTACTCTCAAACATGCAGCCGGAGAATCACCGTCTTGTGTTATCACATTTTTCGCTTGGATGGAAGATGTGTCGTTGATGCAACCCACGTCTAGTACTAATGATTATACTGGACAATCAGGTGAGGCCGACAAAAAAGTGGTATCCAAAACCGCAACAGCTGTTGGAGATGTGGCCAGAATGATGTCGAATGCACCAATCATAGGACCATATGCTAGAGCGACCGAAGAAATGGCTGGCAAAATTGGAAGATTGGCGGATATTTTCGGATTTTCGAAACCGCGAGGCACTTACGACATCACTGATGAAAGACAGAGACATCTCGGTACTCTCGCTACCATTAATGACAAAGATATGGCGAGACCTCTTACATTAGATGTCAAAAATGAGAATACTATAGATCCCAGAACAGTGGGATTGACAGGTGAAGACGAAATGTCAATACCTAGTGTGTGTTCTAAAGAAGCTCTGATTACGAGATTTTCATGGAGTGTATCCGATCTCCCGGACAAAGAGCTTTTTCGCATACCGATTACACCGTATGTACGTGCTACATTCCCAGCAGACAACGTTGTGGATATGCCACCGTGCGCATACGTCGCTACTCTATTTGAGTATTGGCGCGGCTCAATGCAGTACAGATTCATGATAAACGCTTCTAATTTTCATCGTGGAAAATTGCGTTTCAGGTATGAACCATATGCGGTAGAAACAGGACAGGACTACAACGTTGTACAGTCCGAAATCTTGGATCTGGCTGAGGTGCATGATCATAAAGTCGAAATCGGTTGGGGTGCAGACAGAAACTTTCTTCATGTGACCGAAGGTTCTGTACAACCAGCTGCTCCTGGAGATTCTCCAAATTTAGCCATTCACAATGGTGTCCTTGTAGTTAGCGTTGCAAACAGTCTAACTGTGCCTGATGAAACCTCTGAAGACACCATTGAAATTCTCGTAGGTACCAATGCCTGTGATGATATCCAGTTCAGTGTTCCAACTGAGAAGGTAATTTCGCAGATGGACATCGTAGCTGATGTAACTCCAACGGCACCACCACCAGATCCGTCGGTATTGACTTTTCCTCAACCGACCAAAACTTTCAACAACACAAGATCAGGTGTGTTTTATTATGGATGGCATACAAACAACTTTCACAACAATCAGGGTTACTTGCGTGACAAATTGGAAACTTCCGCTGGAAACGCCAACAAGCAGTATCCAGAAGTACCTGGCATAACCGCAGGCGAGTACGACGATACCGTACGTTCTGTCGTTCGGGCACAGTTTGACGTCATGCTCAATGCTGGTATCGATTATTGTTTGTGTAGTTGGTGGGGTCCTGGATCCCGTGAAGATACACAATTTTCGACTGCTGCTCTAGTTGAAGCAGGAACAGTGCCAGCTGGAACGATGGAACTTGGAATTCTTTACGAAACGACAAAGCTCAAACAAAATGGTGCATACATTGCTAATACAGCAGCACTCAATGAGCTCACAACAGACATGGAATATCTTAAAACGAATTATTGTAACGATAGCAAGTTTTTGAAGCGTGACAC